CTTACAATTCTCACAAGTTCTTGATTCAAAATCATCATAAATTTGATCTATAACTGAGCAATGATTACTATCACAGTAATTATCGAGGCTATCATATTCTATTTCTATTAAGTCTTTTGCTTCTTCTCTAGTCATTAATTATCCTTCATACCCATCACGTCACTTAATAATTCTTTACTAATCATATTTGGTCCCCTAAGTCTATTTTATACCTACAAGCTTTGATTCTTGCTTCCGCTTCAGCCAACTTTAGTTGAAGCCATTTATAATCAGCGTCCTCACCTTTTTGAAGTCTTTTAAACATCATCCAGTCTTCTCTTGCTTCTTGTAATTTCTCTTTCATATCTTCTCCTTCATTAGTTATATAAACGAACTACCCATTAGTAGCTCACATATATAACCGACCTACATATTTAAAACTTATAGGTCTGTTAAAATCAAATTTCTTTAAAGAAGCTGGGCTGTGTAGTAGTTACCCAGCTTCTTATATAGTGACTAGTCTTCTTCTGTTATAGTGAATAGTCTTTGTTCGTGTTCTTCTTGTAGTTCTTCCTCAGAATAAGGGAAAGTAACTAAACCTGTATCCTCATAAATCTTCTTACATACTCTAAAAGTAGGTGTTCTACATTTCCCTGTAAGATAGTGGTCAATCATAATACTTTGAACACCTAAATTCTTAGCGATTCTGTATTTAGATAGGCCCCCGTCTTGCATAGGTTTTATTACTTGTCTAATTGTAAGCATTAGTAATCACCTAGAACTACATTAATTCTCTTAGCTAACTCCGCTAATCTAACTGTCTGCTCATTAGACTCAGTCAATCTTAAAAGATTAGCTTCTCTAAGGTCTACTTGTAGAGTATCAATACAGTCTTCAAGAGTCATAATCTCTTCATCTCTTTCTTTAATCAGTAGCTCTAATGCGTCTACTTCTAGTTGTTGTATTTCTTCTGTTGTCATTTGTTATCCTTTAACTGATGTAATTGTATTGTAATATAACTTAATTATATCTTAAATTATCTAATCTGGTCTATAAACTCTAAAAATTCTTCAACATCTTCTACAGATGCTGCAACTGTGCTAAAACCTTCAGCCTCAATAATGGCTCTTAGGTTGTAGTCTTGTAACTTAGATGTGTTCTTCTTAGTATCAGGTTTCTTAACCTCAATACCCATAAACACGCCTTTGTAACAAGCTAAAATGTCAGGTACTCCTGCTTTACTAGCTGTTACAATCTTAACTACATAAGCATCTCGTTTCTCCAGATACTTAGTTATCTTCTTTTGTATGTCTTGTTCTTTTATAATAATCCTTTCTGGTATGTTGCGTTATTAAATGATTCTTTCTTTCTCACAGCCTTTTGGACTTGGTCAGAAATACCACCCTTAACAATTATATGGTGTACTTTAGCTGTATTAGAACCTTGTACATCTATAATTCTCTCACGACGCTGTATGTATTTAGACCCTGAATAACCAGAACTAAATAAAATAAACTCTTTAGCCCAAGCATAAGATACACCTTCAGCTTTAGATGTAGCACTCTCAACAGTACACTGTGGGAATAACTCTCTTAGTAACCTCTGCTCACCTATAAAGTGTGCTAAGATAACTGTATGTTCATCAAGTGTAAAATTATTACGGATGTAGTCATACTTTTCTCTATTACCAATATCTATATACTCATCATCTATCTTAGCTACTCCAGACTCCATCATATGTAGTGATGTTCTTAACTTCATTGTAGAATCACAAACAAGCTCTTTACCATCTATCATAATGATGTCTTCTTTCTCCAACTGTTGGTAGCGTAATACAGTTTCAGGGTCTAATTGTATGTAGTGTAATACATCTTCAGCCTCAGTAGTTATACCAGCATCTGCTTGAGTCATATAAACTGTAAACTTATCAACAACATCTAATAACTCAGGTCTTGCTTTCTTATACTGTGGGATTTGCCTACCATGTAAGTGCATAACTGCTGGTATACCATATCCAGCAAAGAACTTATAGAAGTTTTTAAACCTGCAGAAAGGACTATACTTAGTAACAAAGCACTGATGATAAATGCTATTAGGGGACTCAACAATAGCAGTACCACTAAGTAAAATTGTTGGTAAAGCATAACAAACCTCTCTTATATCTTTAACTCTTTGTGATGGCTTACCAACTGTTCCAAGGTTGTGTGACTCATCTATAATACAAGCATCAAACTTACCTGTAACCTTTTTAATCTGTTCATAGTTAGTTACTGTGAAATTAATATCTGACAGTACTGTGAACTTCTCCCAACCACTAATGGCTGCTTTCTTAGTAAGAACTAACACATTCTTAATCTTTTTAGAGTTCTCCAGAGTTAGTATAGATGTGTAAGTCTTACCACTTCTAGGTTTCCCTGCTATATAAACGATACCTTGCTGCTGAAGAACCTTAAAGGCTTCAGCAGATTTAGTTAGCTGGTGTGGTAGTGGTTTCATACATTATCCAACAGGTAAGCTTGAGCATTTTCCTTATGATAGAATATCTTCTCAATTACTTTGTTGTATAGTATTTTCTGACTGCTCATTTGTAAACTGCCTTATAAGTATCTGTTTGGTTTTTCTGTTTCTGCCATTTACCTTCAGCTCCCCATTTTCCCCATACTTCTTTTTGTGCTGGACATTGTCTTCTTGAACTAATCTCTTTAACTACTTCAATCATAACACCATCTAAATCATAACCCATAAGTTCTAGTTCATTAGTAGCTAATACAATAATATCTGCTAAAGCATCTACTGTTTCGTGTTCATCTTTATCATAGATAGCATCTTCTAGTTCGTTAAGCTCTTCTTTTATCATGTCAAATACTTTACCTGATGGTGTTACGATATTTCTATCTGCTCTCCATTCTTTTAAACCATGCTGCCAATTACTATTATTCATTCTCCAGCCTCTCAATCTCATGATTTAGATACCATTGAGCTTTCTTCAAGTCCTCAAGACCATTCTTTCTTTTATATCTTGATACATATTTAATTACATTAGATATACACCAAGTAAATTCAGGCTCATTAGCTTCTATATATTCTAAAGGGCTTATCTTTAAATCCGAATAATGTTTTGGAGATATTGGATTATCCCCCATGTCCTGTGCATACCCTGTATTAATTGTTTCTATACTCATCCTAAACACTCCTTAATTGCGTCTTTGTAAATTTCTTTGTTATCTTCTGTAAGATTATATGGTTTTAGGCTATCTATATACCTAGCAGGGTGATTACCACCTTGTACTCTTACAACTTTCCTACAAGCAGCATATAAAGAACCAAAAAAGTTATCCGCTGGTTTAAACTCTGTTACTAAAGTAACACCAAACGCCTCACTAACTTTAGGGTTCTTTAAATACTCTCTAACACTAAAGTTATACTTGTCAAACTTAACTAAACAATAGCTCTTACTTCTTACTTTAAAATCATACAGTTTCATCTTCTAGTTCCTTATGTAGTTTTATGCTCATATCATCTTGTAATAAAGCCATGTCTAATAGATTAAGATTCTTAATAAAGTCATCTCTCCTACCTTTTTCTGTATAAAGTTCTAAAACAGCTGTTCTATAATCCTCAACATCTGCTAAATATTTAGTAGCACCAACAGCTCCTATACCTCTAATACCTTTGATATTATCAGCATTATCACCTATAATCATCTGAAGCCATACAAATTTCTTTGGGTCTTCTTGAGGTTCTATGTAGACATTCTTCCTGAAGTTGTAAGTAGCATAAGGAAGCTGACCAGAAATATCTTTATCAATACAAGATACTAAAGTGTTCTCTTGCATACCTCGATAATAACAAATATCATCTGCTTCATACTCAGTACTTATCTCACCATCAAACTGACTGTGTAAGTACTCTTTAACTTCTTTAAGACCTAATACATAATTAGTCTTCTTTCTATTAGCTTTGTACTCAGCATCTACATCGTATCTGAAGCACTTACCAGCTGTGAAGTAGCACTCAACTGCTTCACAACCTGTTACTTCCTGTATATTTAAGACATGAGCTTTTGCATAATCACCAGCTAATCTAATAACTTCAGTAGAGTGTTCAAGTTCTGTGTTAAAGAACTCCTCTGATAGTGTGTCTTTAGCAGCATTGTAGCAAGCTATAAATACTATTGAATCAGCATCTACTATCAGTGTCTTATCTAAGTTCTGAAATATGTTCATTTATGCTCCTTAATTTGCATGGTTACTATCCACAGGCATTTCTATATCTTTATAGAACATTAAATCTGATTTACAGATTTCGTCCCAACCTAATTTCATATTTCTTACTAATAAATCTGTCCAGTAGTCTACATCAGCTCTAGGAACTCGTAGGTTTATCTGATCATGAATTACATTGTAAATATAATCTAAAATTCTCTTATCTTCCATTACAGCAAAGTGTACAGCCATCTTAGTAGTTTCTGCTATTGTTCCTTGAATAGGAATGTTAATAGCATCTGTACCTAACTTTGGTCTTACTCTTCTACCTAATGCTGTCTCAACAACCATAGTTTCATAGTTGTCCCAAGCATTCCTGTGATATTTAGTAATACCTCTGTATCTTTTCATATAGTTATTCTTAATACCTCTAGCTTCAGGCTCACTAAAGTTCACACCATAAGTTGTAAAGGCATATTGTTTAAAGCTTGGTGCAGACATACCAAAGATAAGACCGAAACTTACAGCTTTTCCAGCTTGTCTATCTTTCTTAGTAACATCTTCAATAGAACCACCTGTTACCATAGTAGCACTAATCTTATGTAAATCCATACCATCTTTTAACTCTTTGTACATCTGAGCATCTCTCATAATACTTGCTGCAGCTCTTAGTTCTGCTGTAGAAAAGTCAGCCTCAATAATAACAGTATCATCAGTATCTTGATTAAAAAGGTACTGTAAATCTCTAGTTATCTGCTGGGCATTAATACCATCTAACATATCACCACCAGAAGCTGTGAATCGTCCTGTTATAGCTCCAGCTGGGTTGAACTTAGTGTAAACTTTAGGGAAGTTGTATGACTCTAGCATATTTCTTCTTTTTAAAAGTCTTCTTTGGTCAAATATCAGTTTAGCTAGTGAGTTACCCTCAGCCATCAAGGCTACTAAAGTATCTTTATTAGTACTGGTTGTTCCTAAAGCTTCTTTACATTGTTTAGGACTGTTTGGGTTTAAACCAGCTAAGTCTATATAATTCTGTTCAATAGTAGAATCTATCTTTTCTATCTCTACTTTTACAGCATCTTGGTCTACTAATAAACCATTTTGTTGATATTGAGCAGCATATAATAAAGACTTTATATCTAAAGCATAGGCAATGTTGTTCTTAATAACATCTTGTACTTTCTTATGGTTATACAACCACTCTAAAGCTTCTACATCTGCTTCAGCATATCTCAGTTGCTCTGGTGTAAACACTCTGTTTCTTTTAAAACCAGCTTTCTGCATAGCTTTTTTATCTAAACCTTTGTATAAATCTAAATCAAAGTAAGCAACAACAGCATCTAATGAGAACTTTCCTATTGCTGGGAAAGCTGTCTTAACAGCATAGAACAAATCATCTATAGCAACAGGAACTAAATTTAGTGTTCCTAAATCATAGCTAAGGTTGTATCCTACTAGGTGATATTGTTGAAGTTCTTTCTTAATCTCTGCCAGTTCTTCGTCACTATTGACATAGATGAAATGTGTTTTGTTATTTTGTCTAAGTTGTATTAGTGATGTATTGATATAAAGACCATCGGTCTCAATATCAAAGTAGACAGGAAGAGCTTTGTTAAGCTCAACCATCTTTATAATCCTGCTGGTCTTTCAGACTCGAAAGGGTTCTCAGGTTCTGCTTGGAAACCTTCTTCTTTCTCAAAAGGATTAGCATCTCCAGTTGTGTATTCTTCTAACTTAGTAATTTGGATTCTTTTAAGTTGTAATTTTACACCCTTGTTTGTTTTGAATGTGTAAGCATACAGTTCAAACTCAACATTAGCAATAGTACCATTACCAATATTAGGGATATTATCTTTTTCTATCTTTCTTGCATCAGCATCATAACAGTCTACTTCAAAAGTATACTTACCATCAGTTGACTGAGGTGCTTGAGTAGCTTTGAATTTAATCTCACCAGTTTCTGCACCATTATCATCTTGTACCATAGTGTAACCTAATGATTGTGGCTTACCTTTGAAAGAACCTTTGTATGAATTCCACTCAGCATCAATAGCATTTTTAAGCTTTTCTTGTTGTGTAGCATCTACATAGAAGTTTGTTTCATATTTTCCACTCATTTCGTTTACATTTTTAATTGATGTCCATGTTAATTTAGCTTTTCTTGCTAGCATTTTAGTCTCCTTGACTTAATATTTTGTTGGTAACTCGTACCGATAGCTAGTTTAAAGACTGTTTCGGTCTAACAGATGTAATGATACTGTATTATAACTTAATTATATCTTATAATCATAAGGAAACTCTATAAATTTCCCTTTTTTCCTTGCATTTACCATATAAAGACCATTCGGAGTATCAAAAGTTAGTATATCAGAGTGTGGAAGAGCGTTAAAGAATGCTTTTTTGTACCAATCATCCAAGAAAGACACCTCTAAAGTTGTATGTCTGTTCAGTTCTTCTCTAACTATCTGTCTAATATACTTAGTCGACATTCCTTGACCTCTATACTCAGGCAAGATATAAACTTGAATGTCCATACCATCCATAGAAAGCACTAAACCTTTACCTTCTAAAGAGTAAAACCACAAATCATCAGCTTTAAAGACCCTCAGACCCTCATGAAGGGCTGGTAGGTACTGTTTTATTGTGCTTTCTTGCACTATTCAGCTCTCATATCTAAACATCTGTATGTTTTACCATCTAAGTTTAGTACTTTACATCTAGGCTCACCAAATTTGTCTTTACCTTTAGGATGCTTACTAACTAATGGTGTTACTTTTCGTTGTGCTTTAATTCCTCTTTGCTCTAATGCTTCTACTACCTTAGAAATCTCTATAAAACCTCTATCTTCGTACATATCAACCATTAAATCCCCTAAATACCCTCTAAGTTCTGCAAAATCTTGAGCTAAAAGGTACTCAACTACTACTTCTATTGTTGTCATAGAGTTTTCTTTTAGTTGTGACCTAGCTTCATTCTCAATAATCTCAGCATACTGAATATCTGTTGTTTTAAGACCAGCTAAGTACTCTATAAAACCCTTTATCTCATTCTCCAGCTGTCTTTTAACTGATACTGTCTTCTTAACTTCTCTGAACCATTCATAATCTATTAGTGGTATAGGTCTTGTCACAGAAACATTGAATCTCCTATCCCTGTTTGAGTCTAAAGTTACTGGAACATCTTTATTTGATGATATAGCTATCAACATATTATTGGGAGTGTTCGTAGTGCCTTTATTTTTAACTCTAAGTTCATAAGTTGAGTTCCCTATGATTCTTTTCAGGTTTTCTAATAGTGTATCGTTAAATTTACCATCAGATTCATCTAAATACACAAACAATTTGTTCTTCAGCTCACCATTAAAGTTAGATGTGAATGTTTTAGTAGATACTTTAGAGTAATAATCACCATAAATCAGAGATATTAGCTCATCTAAAATAACACCTTTACCTTCACCACCTTTCTGACCTATAAATATCTGAGCAGTCATACCAACATGTAGGTATCTTAGGTGATGTGCTAAATTATGTAGAAATAACTCCCTTGTATCTGTCTCAGGCATTATATTAGCTAACACTTTAGCAATGAAGGGTGGTAAAGTATCTCTACTTGTAGCTGTTAAGAAGTGTTCCATCATTGGCGTTCTCTTAAATGAGTTGTAATACTCTCTCCCAAACTCATCTTTAAAGAATGGTGACGGCTTTGTAGGGTCAAACACTGTTGCTATTGCTGGAAACATAGATGTCTGAATACCATCATCTCCTACACGCTCTCCCATATGCTTCAGCTGGTCTAACAGCATCTGTTTAGCTAATAATGCTGCTGAGTTTGACGGGATGTGATACAGGGCATACTTAGAATCCTCTAAATCTCTCCACACTTTGTAGTTATGATCCTGTAGCATTGTATTTGAGATGTGTTTCTCATGCTCCAGCTCCCATTGAGGGTTGTAAGACCAGAGGGGTAAGTACTCACCAGTCATATCATCTACTACTGTTGCTTTATTATGTGTGTAGCGACTGATGTATCTTTTAGAGAACTCTAAATCAGGCATTTTAGTGTACTGTATATTCAGTTTAAGCATGAATGCCTCGAATGCTTCTTTAGATATTGTAGGGTCTGCTGATAATAATGCTGCTACTCTTGCTAAAAATGTACTTCTGTTACCCTTACCAAACTCATCTAATGTATGACCCTCGAACTCTTTTCTACATAATTTAGCCTCTAAAGTAGCTTTTAGTTTACTCGATATACTCTTAGCTGCTATAAACTGCTCTACAACTTCTACGAAAGGTTCTACATAATAAGACTCATTGGACTTTCTGATGTTGTCTGATACAGCATTAATAGTCTCAATATTTGAGAAAAACTCTAATATCTTTTCAGGAACTGGCTGAGGTGCTTCTTCTTTCAGTACTGTATAACCTGGATTTAGAGGACTGGCAAAGGTCTGATAACCATCATTCAGTACATCTATATCACTTTGTTGGTACTTAACTATTGATTTCAGTTCTGGTGTATATGTATAGAATAGCTGGAATCCCTTAGTTGTAGCTATAATATAGTTACAATAGTTATCTACAGTATCCTGCAGGAACTCTTCTAGCTCTAATAATGCTACTGTTGAATCTATATCAATAATTGTTAAATTAGATAGGTAACCTGTCATTATTAAGATGTGCTGTGTATTCGCTGGAAACTGCTCTATTGGATATACCTTATCCCTGTATTGTGTGTAAGAAGCTAAAAACTGTACTTCTTTCTTACCATCTGCTGCCCTTACAAACTGCCCTAAAGGTAGTAAGTTCCAACCATATTTATCCTGTATATCTCTTGCTGCTTCTTGTATTTTAGTCATTGTTTTGCTCTAATAGTGATGCTATAACACCTGCTATTGTTGTGTCCTTATCTAATGCTAACTGTTTTAACTGCTTCCATACTTCATATGGTACTTGTATTGATTTCATTTTTATCCTTTTTATTTTGTAAGAGTGTAATTCTATAGAAGTATAGCTTAAAGAGTTATTAAAGGACTCGAGGGGTTTTATAAAATGAACCCGACAGGACTCGAGGGGTTTTATAAAATGGACTCGACAAACTTTATATAAAAAATTTCACGAAAAATTTCACGAAAAATGTAAAAAAGAGTGAAAAATGCCAAAATTTAACAAAAAATAGTGATTATGCCCTACCCTACCCTATTGTATATGCTTTTTAGGGGTTTAAATGTTATACAACAACAAATTATAAAATTCTTTTAATAAAGTATTGACAATATATTAATATTATATTATAATACGGTTACATTTAATTTTGAAGGAGTTAACATGGTTGAAGTTTTACTAATAGGTATTATAATTTCTATATTAGGAATTATTTTAGTTGGTGATGATAGGTGTGCTATTACAGGATTAACAAAAAAAGAGACATTAAAAGGGTATAAAAATGAATTTAACTAACAAAACACTCGAGACACTAATAAGAGACGAAATGCTTTATTGTGAATTATTTTATTTAGATTACTTAAATCATTTATTGATAGATGTAATTAATGATATGTTAGTTAGAAGTAAAGAAGTAAATAACATGAATGCTAATACTAAAGAAATGATACAAAAATAAAAGGAATAACATGAATAAAATCACACTAAAAGAGTTTAAGTCACTACTTATCAATAACAAAAGTGCATTATTAGGTAGTAAGTTTAATACGACTGTTGAAGCTACGATCGAGCTACTAGATAAACAAATAGAAACCATAAGGCCTAATATCAACTACGATAGAATTGCTAGATCAAATAATAATAGCAATATTATTAAGTCTTCATTTACTATAGATGGTAAAGCCATAGAGTCAAGACTTGATTTAAACGGTAAAGTATTTAAACATAAGGGTGTATATATTATAGCTACAAATGATAACTGCATTTTAATGTATGCTATAGAAAACAATTAGTAACAAAGGTATAAAAATGATAATAAATAATAATAGTGATTTAAGAGAGATATTTAAAGATTTTGAGGGCGATTATAAAGATCAAGTGATTGAGGTACTAGAATATCAAGAGTTTGAAGACCTTAAAGAGTGGTTAGGAGATGGTGTCAACGACTCGGGGGGTGTCGATGAAATTGTTAACAGTTTGATTGATATTTACAACTATGATTTAAGGAAGTGGGCGGTAGATAATTATGGTTATATTGAAGAGGCTATAGATGAGTTTGGTACGCCCGATAAATTTGATTATCACGGGGCTATACAATTAGGCCAATATTTTTATTATAGTAAATATGTGAATGAATGCATTGATAGCATGGTGGAATATTTAGGGGCGTTGGATGATTAAATTTAATTTTGGGGGTTTCTATGAGTCAATACATGACAGTTTAGTAGAATATGCGGTTGCGTGTTCTGTTGGTGCTATAAATGAAGATTCGGGGGACTTGGATCATGACATGCTTCATGATGTTGGTATATCAGTATGGAATGAAGCTAAAGTCGGCTACTGTAAAGCTTTGTTGGAAGTATTCCGTAATGAGGTTGGAGTTGAGTTGGCTTTTGTTGACTTGGTGAGTCCAACCTATTACAATTATTCAACGGATTATATGATTGTCAGTACTGCTGCTGGGGGTGGTGCTATTATAAAATATATTAGAGAAAATGATTTAAAGGAATTATTAAGGGAGCATGTTCGATTAGTCACTACTGCTGAGGATGGTTATATCCCTACATATAGTTACGAAGAGATCTTTAAAAGTCGGGTTTTACTGCTAGAATGCTGCTGCGATGTTATCATTAAATATATGGGTGATAGCTATCCATTTTGTGCTGAGGGTTATTACTATGATTAGGATGTTATTATTATTTATTATAGGTGTTGTAGTTGGTATTTTAACCGTATTTGGGTAGCTAATATTTATTAAGAGGGTGGGGCTTTTGTCTCACCCTTTTTCATTTCTTTATTGTTACGCCGTTACTTTAGTGATAATATTAAGTTATTATAATATATTACCTTAACACTAAATAAGGTATCAATGTAACGGCTAACGTAATCAGGTGCTAGGCATTGCTGTAGGGGTGTTCTAGCTCTTTTATTTCTTTATTACTTACTTTTTACTAATACAGTAAACAAAGTATATATATATAAAGCTCTTTTTAGATGCTCTTATATGCTGTATAGCCAATAGAAGACTTTCTATGTAATTAGCGAACAACGTAATCTTTTAGCATTTGATTAGCATTATTTTGTAGCATTTGATTAGCATTTGATTAGCATTTGATTAGCATTTGATTAGCATTGTTTTGTAGCTTTTTTGTAGCTTTTTTGTAGCTTTTTTGTAGCTTTTTTGTAGCTTTTTTGTAGCTTTTTTGGGTATCAAAGCACGCGAAAATAACCTAAAAAATCCACTCTTACAAAGCAGGGCATTATTAATAATAGTTTGGAAATTATAGTTTCCAATACAAAATTTAATTATTTTGGACGCCCTACCCTATTTCCTTCTTATTTTAGCGTTTTTTCTTAATATTTAGGGGTATGGGAGTTTTTTCGCAGTAGGGCGGTTTGCCCCCACAGCAGATTTTTTAGGCTCAATTAATATTGATGTAATGATGTTATATTATATATAAAAGATACCCACAACAGATTTTTTAGGACCTAAAAGTATTGATGTAATGATGTTATATTATATTACAGACCCCACAACAGCTTTTATTATGCTATAATTATAAAAAGGAAACACAATGGCACTTATACAGAAAAGAATAGATGACTTCTTTGATAAATCAGAAGCACTAAAAACATTTAACAACTTGTGTCTTCATTTAGATTTAACAAAAGATACTTTTATAACAAAACTAAACGAAGACCCCACTACATACACAATGGCATTAGAGAGATGTGAGGCGTGGTTAATAGACAACGGGCTTACAAACCCTAAGAGTGGTAACTTTACGCAGTTCTTACTTAGACATCAGTTTGAGTACAATGACAACCAACAAGAAGAACAGAACACACCGAGTGAGATAGTGATTAGCCTTGTCTAACAAAGCAGCACTATCACTACTACCACACCAGCTGGAGTATCTGAACTCAACAACTAACACGATGTTAGTAGCTGGGTTTGGTTCTGGTAAATCCTATGCAGGGGTTATTAAGACTATCATACAGAAGTTGAAGCACCCTCAGCATAGAGTAGCAGTGTATCTGCCTACATATAACCTGATTAGAGATGTATCACTACCTATATTTACAGAAGCACTTAACAACCTCAACATAAAGTTTAAGTTGAATAAAGTAGATAAGACTATAACGATACCAAACAACTCTCAGATTCTCTTCCGTACTCTGTCAGAACCCGAATTGATTATTGGTTATGAAACAGCATACAGTTGGATAGATGAGGCTGACCTTGTGCCTAAAGACAAGATGGAATTAGCGTACAATAAGATATTAGGTAGAAATAGGTCTATAGAGAATGCACTGATAGATACTACATCGACACCTGAAGGGTTCAAGTGGTTATATGAGCAGAGTCAGAATGGTCGTTGGCATGTTATTAAAGCGAAGACAACAGATAATAAGTTCCTACCAGACTCTTATATAGCACAGCTAAGAGAGCAGTATCCTGAAGAACTTCTAGCAGCATATCTGAATGGTGAGTTTGTGAACTTAACATCAGGGTCAGTATATTCTCATTATGATAGATTTACTCACAGCACTGACAGAACCATCCGTCCCAAAGATGCCCTACACATAGGACAGGATTTCAATGTGGGTGGTTGCTGTTCATCAGTGTTCGTGATAGAGGATAACAATCCTATACTTGTGGATGAGTTCACATCTGCTGATACTTATGATATAATAGAGCAGATAAAACTAAGATACCCTAGGCACTCGAACATTACTATGTATCCAGATGCTTCAGGTTATCAGGGGAAGACGAATGCCTCAATGAGTGATATAGAACTGCTTCAAAGGTCAGGACTAAATATCAATGCTCCCAAAAGAAACGGTAAAGTAGCAGACAGAGTTAATGCTGTGAACCTACTACTTCAGAAAAACAGATTTAAGGTTAATCATAAGCAGTGTCCGAATGTGGCAAGAGCTTTAGAACAGCAGGCATATGATTCTTCAGGACAACCTGAGAAATTTGCAGGGGCTTCGACAAATGACGACTGGAGTGACTCTATGGGTTATTTTCTGGTTAGAGTTTTTGGTATAATTGAACAAAGAGTAGCAAGACAATCACTGAGTTTTGGATAAGGATAAAAAGTGGCAACAGTAAATTTAAAAGATGCAAGAAAAGCTAACTCATCAGCAGTTAGTAGAGAACAGAAGTTCAAAGATAGATACAACATGTATCAAGGTAATTATAGGTATCAAGCTAAGGCACGGCTAGAAGATATTTATGATAAAGCAGCACTGATTGGTATGGATAAGCAATTAGACATGACTAATAATGTATTTAGATCTATTATTGATAAAACATCTAAGGTTTATACTAATGGTGTCGTTAGAGAAATAAATGACCAGACAGTAGCTGACTACTATGATGATTTAAGAATTGACCAGTTTATGACACAGGCGAATAAGTATCTAAATGCTCTAAATGACCTAGTAGTTCAGGTTGTGTGGGATGAAGCTAATAATAGACCCAAAATGATATTTAGATACCCTCATAAGACTAGAGTAGAGCTTGATGAGTTTGGTGACCCTAAATCAGTAGAGTATTTTGTAGAAAACCTAGAAAAAGGTAAGACAAAGTGGGCATATTGGTCAGAAACAGAACATTATTATAGAGAATATGCGACAGATGGTTCGTATGAGAAAGATTCACTGAATGATGACGATGTTAACCCCTTTGGTTTCTTACCATTTATCTTTATGCAAAAAGGTTTTAGAGATGGTACATTCTTCGATGAGCATTCAGGGACAGATTTAGTAGAAACAACATTAGATAACTCTATTTATAACACATTCAAGAATTACCTGATTAAATGGCAGTCGTTTAAACAGATTGTAGTTGTAGGACAGAATGTTGGTGAGATTGATGGTCAGATGTTAGACCCTAGTTCAGCTATTACAGTGTCTGGAACAGATGTGAACTTCCAGTTATTAGACTTACAAGCGAATTTAGACGAATTAGCAGGTGTTTTAGATGCTTCAATCAGTAAAATTGCTATAAACTACAACATATCACCAGCACAATTTAAGATGACTAGTCAGGTATCTACAGGTTTTGCTTTAAAGATGGAAAATCAGTCTTTAGATAACATTACTAGAGAGAATCAGAAAGACTTTGTCTTATATGAGAGAGAATTGAACGCCCTGATTACTAAAATAGGTAATATGTACGGAAATAACTTCCAAGATGGCTTTATTATTGCTTTCAATCCGATAGCTTATCAAGAAAGAGACGAAGAGAAACTGAATGCTTACACAAGGTCAGTTGATTTAGGTCTTACAAACCCGATTGAAATTATTTCTAAAGACAAAAATATTCCTTTAGACAAAGCTAAAGGTATTTGGGAAGAGAATATTAAAATCAGGAATGATATGCTTAATAAATTAGGTTCTATAGAGATTAAAACCGATATAGAAGACTAATTATGGAGTTATTTGATAGAAATCAGGAGGAGATGGAAGCTCTTACTGATGAATTTGAAGACAGATTAGAAGAAATCTTCACTATTGCCTATCTATTAGCAAGTGCTGAGATTCTTCTTCTTACTTCTACTACATTAACTAAATGGGATTCTAGGTGGTCAAGATTACTACAAAAAGCTGGTTTCTATGAGTTATTAGAGGATTATGTGGTTAAATTAGACCTGATTGATAAGTCTGCTAGAGATATAGCTAAAGGCTCAGTTGATAAGACTAAATTAAAGCTATTAAAACAGCTTCAGCTTAAAGAATTAGAGAAAATAGGTATTGATGCTGGTCTGAAACTAAAGCAAGGTCTTTATAAACACATAATGGTTGGTATTACTCAGCAGGACCTTGTTAAAGCAATGGCTAAAGACCTACAAGGCTCAAGATACAAAAGCTATGCTAAGACATATGTATCGACAGCTATTAATGATTATAGACAGCTACTACTTAACGAAAGAGCTAAGAAGAACGATGTTTGGATTTATGATGGTATAGATGTTGATAATAAGACTAGAGATTTCTGTAAGTGTGTACTAAATCAGGCAGGTTACTTCACATATGACCAGAAGATAGCCATTGAGCTTAATCCTAAGAGAAGATATAACTGTAGACATGGTTTATTTCCTATTAGTGAAGAAGAGGCTATTAAAAATGGTTATAAGAAAGCTTCAGGGGTTTGTAAATAATGACTATTAAAACAAAGAGGAGCAAGAAGTTTCTTGACAGGATGTCTAAGTATATAGTTAGAGATGTTAAGACAGCTGTTGCTCGTTCTACTACACAGGTGATGCAATCTGTTAAAGCTCGTGTTAAAGACAATGTAAGTCACACAGGAGCATCTTTTAAAGAGTATACACCAGCTTACAAAAGGCATAAAGATTCTAAAGGTCTTAAAGAGCGTTTTGTTTACTCAGGTAAGATGATGAGGCAGATGGTTTGGCGAAGACATGCAGATGGTTTAGGCTCAAGGATATTCTTTCAAGGACTTGGTGATACTAAAGCAGCAAGAAATACTTTTGATTATGGTCGTGATTTTATGCGTGTTAATAAAGTGGAAAAGAACCTTATGCGTAGGGAAGTTTTAAAAGTTATTAGGAAATATACAAAATAAGACAGAGAGAAAAGGTAGTAACCTTCTGTCTTATTTTTGTTTCTTGTGTGAAGGAGAAACATGATGCTTATATCTAGTTAGTCAAAGTAACTGTCAAGTAAGTAAGTAATTGTATTGTAATATAACTTAATTATATCTTAAATTGTTTTAAGTTTTATGATATAATTACTTCAGTAAGAAATTACTACCTACTTTATATAAGGAAGTTCCAATGGGAAACACTGACCAACCAAATAGTGGTAATGAGAATACACCAGCTCCCAAATCGGTGGAAATGTCACAAGAAGCATTAAATGCTCTTATAGACAAGAAATACGCTAAAGGTGCTGAAGCAGCAAAAGCAAAGTTATTAGAAGAATTAGGAGTAGACTCGGTAGATAGTTTAAAGCAGACTATTGACGCACAGAAGACACTTGATGATGCTAAGAAGACTGAGCTTGATAAAGCTAATGAGCAACTAGAAGCAATAGTAGCAGATAGAGATAGACTTGCAACAGAGGCTGATAAAGCTAAGAAGCAAGGCCATATTAATTCTTTAGCTGCTCAACATGGTATTAAGGATGTTCAATATTTTGAGTACCTTTACAATCAACAGTCAGGGAATGAAGACTTTAGTGTGGAAACATTACTAGAATCTAACCCTGTACTACAAGGTGGGGCTAAAACAGCTCCTAAAACTGATACAAGTTCTAATAAGACAGACCCAGCTAGTACTAACTACGAAGGTTTATCATTTAAAGAGCTTGTTAAATTACAACAAACGCTATAAAAGGAATAAATAATGGCAAATACTTTAAAAACAACACTTAACGATAGTCAAGTAACTATCTTTGATGCAGCAGTAAGAGTTTCTGGTGAAGCTTACTTAGGTTTAGACAACTTCGTAACTGAGGGTGTATCTGTAAATGGTGCAGCTGTAGAATTTACTTACTACAATGGTTTATCTGAAGCAACTACTGCTTTAACTGATGGTACTGAAGCAACTGCTGTTGCAATGGCTGACTCTAAAGTTACAATTACTCCAGAAGAATTTGGAAATGTAATTACTACTTCAAGATTAGCAAACAGTTCAACTGCTGGTAAAGCAGATATGGGTGCAGCTAAATTAATTGGTAGAAACATGCCTGAGACTCAGTCTAAGCAATTCATTGGTGCTTTAGAAGGTGCTTCTAACTCAACTGCTGCTGGTACTGCTGGTACTTTATCTAACTTAGATTTAAGAGCTGCATTTGAAGCTTTAGAAATTGATTCTATTGGTAAATTTGGTTCAAGATATGTTGCACTAGTTAATCCTGCACAAATCTCTGATATTAAATCTGGATTCAACACAATCGTTCAATATACTGACTCTGAAAAAGCACTATCTGGTGTTGTTGGTGAATTAGAAGGTTTTGTAATCGTTTCTCACCCACAAGTAACTGCTGGTAATGTAGTATGTTTCGGTCAAGATGCAGTTGCAAAAGCAGTAGCAGTTGAGCCAGATATTACTATCGTTGAAGGTACTGATAATTTAGGAAGAACTAGACATTATGGTTGGTTTGGAATCTATAACTACGGAATCTTAGACGGAAACGCAGTACAAGAAATCACTGGTTGTTAATAATGAAAGCTTTAGCACTTAAAACGACTACTTGGTCTTGTAACGAGAATAAGTACGAGTGCGAAGCTGGTAAAGAGTTAGAGATTAAAGCCTCTGACCTTAACCAAGCTAAAGCAAGTAACTTATTTGAAATCAAAGCTCCTAAGAAGAGAAAAGCTAAAAAGGACATCTAATGGCACTTACACTTACTAATGCTGAGATTGTACTAGGTTTACCAATCATTACTGACTTTATAGAGAAAGCCAATGATGGGTCTACTACAACAGTTGAGAGTTTAGCTTGTAAAGGTTTAGATGAAGAAGAACTTGAAGGTGCTTATATTTGTTTCTTAAACGGAGCAAATGCAGGTGTTGACAGAATTATTACTGATTATACTAGTAATAATACTGGAACATTCACTTTTGATGCTTTAACAGACGCAGTAGATAATACTACTATGTTTGCTATTGTATTGAAGTCATTCACCCCAGCTGCTTTAAGAGCAGAAGCTGTTATGACTAACGACCTAAGAAATAAAGGTTTAGACATTGATAACTTCTTAACTACAAGTCAGTTAAAAGAACTTCACCTAAATAGAACACTAGCACACATCTGTTTTGCTAAAAGACAAGATGCTGACACTAATGACACTTATCATATTAACTATGAAGAGTTCATGGCTATGTATACAGCTGAGATGAATAATCTTACAGCTAACTACGATAGCAATGAAGATGGGTCAATTAGTACAAGTGAGCAAAACCAAGAGTTAAGTCAGATAGGGTTCAGCAGATGATTAAGTACTTAAAAGCTAAAGGCTATAAGTACACACTTAATGATACTCTGAATAACAAACAATTTAGAGAAGCAGAGATAGTTGTGGAGGTTGATGAGGAATTATCAACTTTCGATACAGTTATCTTTTCTACTACTAAGACTTATGAACTTTTCTTAGATTCAAAAGCTTTTGATATTTCTAAAGTACAAGATATTTTAGCAGAATTAAGAGATGAGACAGAGGTGGTAACTGGTCAGGCTTCAATAGAGAAGCAAGAGCGTGGTTATTTAATAACATTTATATTTAACATAGGAGATTAACATGGCAATTACAGGTCATTCAGGTTCAGTTACAGTTGCATCAGGTGCAATGGGTAACGCAAAATCATGGTCATTAGACATTAGTCAAGAGACTGCAGAAACTACAGATTTCGGTTCTAACGGATGGAAAGAAAGTACAGCAACATTAAAATCATGGTCAGGTTCAATTGTTTGTATCTTTGATGCAAGTGGTACAGCTGAAGGTGCTTTACAAACTGGTTTAACTGGTGGAAGTACTGTAGCATTAGAATTAATGCTTGGTGCAGGAACTGGTTCATACGATAAGTATTCAGGTAATGCGACTATTACTAGTCAAGCTGCTTCTTCTGATGTTTCAGGAATTGTGGAAGTTACTTTCAACTTTGAAGGTACTGGTGCTTTAACTATCGCATAGTTTTATAGTATCTATCACTTAGGTGGTAGGTATTATTAAGATTATTAAGGAGTATATGAATGGGTGATAATAATTTATTAGTTGAGCTGTTAAAGGCTCAAGACAGTCTACAGAACATAGAATTTGAGATAAACAATAAGAAATTTGTTTATTACTTCAGGTATATGACATTGTTAGAGAAAACAAGAGTTGAACAAATGTGTATTAAAACAGTTACTACATTTAATGATGATGGTAGTAAAGTAGTTAAACATGAGAAACAAGACAATTTAACACCTATACATACTATCTTAGAGAAAGCACTAGATAAAAAAGGCGATAGAATATACTCACACACTAACCCAGAACACTTTAAAACAGTTAGTCTATTACCAGTACAAGTAGCTAGTGAAGTATCTTATATGATGACTGTAGATGTATTCGGTTCTATGAACCCAGAAGAAGAGGAACAAAACTAATGGCTACAGAACAAGTATATATAGACATAAGAGCTAACGGAGCTGTACAATCTGCTAAAAAGATTAAAGGTGTTGAACAGTCAGTAAAGAACTTAGATAAGACTACAGCACAGTCTTCAAAATCTATCGCATCTTCTTGGGATAGTATAGGTAGGGCAGCAGCATCAGCTGGTATTGCTACAGCAGCTGTATCGGCTGCTACGAAACTTGATGCTTTAAGAACAAGACTTGAGGTTGTTGAAGGTAGTGCTGATGCAGCAGACAGGAAGTTTAAAGAACTTAGAAAGACAGCAGACAGTTTAGGTATAAACTTTCAAGTATTACTAGATTCTTACTCTAAATTTAAAGCAGCAGCAGATGGTGGTACACTTAGTCAAGAAGCACTTAATGATGTGTTTATGAAGTTCACAAGAGCTTCAGCCGCTATGAAACTATCAGCTTTAGATACTGAAAGAGTATTTAGGTCACTTTACCAGATGGCATCTAAGGGTGTTGTATCTATGGAAGAGTTAAAGAATCAATTAGGAGATTCTTTACCTAAAGCTATGCCTTTAGCAGCAAAAGCAATGAATATGACAACACAAGAACTTATGAAACAGGTAGAAGCAGGTAAAATACTAGCCGAAGACTTACTGCCTAAGTTAGCTGATGCTTATGAGAAAGAGTTCGGGTCTAAAGTAGCAATAGCAGCTAGAAGTGTTACAGCACAATTACAAAGAATGGTAAATGCTTTTGTAGACAGTAAAGATGCTGTATTACTTTTCTTACAAACAACAGGGGTGCTGAAAGGTCTTACTGAAGTAGTGAATACTATAAGTATTGCAGCTATGGGAGCTTCAGTGTCTTTCCGAATGTTGTGGGATACTTTGTCTGGTTTAGAAGAGTCTTCTGAGGGAACTAAAAAAGCTCTTGCAGGTCTTGAAGAGATGTGGAGAAAGAGTTCGATAGGTGTTTTCACTAGGTCAGTTAAAGCTTTAGCTACAAAATATATGCCTATTTTAGGTGAGAAAATAACAGTTTTAGCGTCAGATTTAAGAGGTTTAATAACAGTTCTAGGGCTTACTTTTGCTTCTCTTACACTTATCAAAGTTATATCTCTGGCTTCTGCAACATCTATGAGGTTATTTGCAGGGTCTGTAGGTTTAGCAAAAGTTGTAACAACTTTACTTACTAAATCGGTAACTGGGGCAATACAAGCACTAGCAGGTTTAGCAATGGGTGTTGCTTATCTAACTAATGCAGACTTTAAAAAGTGGGTAGATAAACAGGTGGATTCTCTTATAGGGTTAGGAGATAGTTTCTCTGATACTCTAATGGATATAACAGATGAGGCAGCAGAGCTTCTTCATATGCAAGACATGGCTGAGTATAAACCTATCAAGTTAGAAGACCTTGTAAACATCTCACAAGGAGATGTAAAAAGTAAAATAGCAGAAATTAGTTCTTTACTAGAGGGCTTTAAACCAAAATATAAAGATGTGGAATACCCAAGAAAAGCAGAAGCTGGGAGTCTTGATTTTAATGTAGAGAAGCAGTTATACTACACTCCTGAGCAACAAGCAGAGATAGAAAAACTTAATGCCGACTTAGATGACTTAGTAATGGTACTTGAGGACACTACGGGTACTGTAGGTGATAAAATCAAAACTGAACTTGATGGCATGAAAGAAGGCTACAAAGAAGTAGCTGATCACTGGGGTGAGTCAGCTACTAGAATGAAAGACATCACAAAATCTGCTATGGATGGTATTGGTGACTCTATAACTAACATGGTTATGGGTGGTAAAGCTAACTTCTCTGACTTAACAAGGTCTATTGTAGCTATGATGGTGAAAATGAGAGTTATGCAAGCTATGACAGGTATGGGGTTCTTCCATGGTGGTACACCTGAAGTTAAACACTCTGGTGGTTATATTGGTGGTTCACTACCAAGTCATCATTCAGGGTCATTAAGACAAGATGAAAGAATAGCTAAACTACAAGTTGGAGAAGCTGTTGTGAATAGGGCAGGGGCTTCAAGAAACAGAGGTGCTATCGCAGCTATGAATGCAGGTCAGACTGTTGGTGGGCAAACAGTTCAACAAACAACAGCTGAGATAAAGTTTGAAGTAACTGCAATTGATAGTGCTAGTTTCAACAACTACCTTGTAGGAAATAGACAAACGATTGAGAATATTATCAACAGGTCTTTGGCTACTAATGGCTCAGTAAGACAAACAATTAAACAAGTAGTTTAGATGAATGATTTAACTTCAATACTATTAGACAATCACTCACATTTTGACATAGAGGAAACAGTAAAGACTGGTTCAGCTATGACTTTTGATAGCGGTAAAGAACAAAGAGTTGTAGGCGGTTCAATACCATCATTTGACATAACTTTGACATATTCAAACATCACTCTAGTTAAATATGAATCATTGAGAAGTGTTTATGAATCTAATTTTGCTAATACTTTCAAATGTTTATTCGATAACAGTATAGACAAAAGAAGTCAACTAATGACTAATGATGCTGAGGTATTTATATTTAAAGACTTTCAGTTCACAGCAGATGCTAAAAAGCCACAAATACTAAGTGGAAGAATAACTTTACTGAGTAGTGTGTTTTTTAACTTTAGTGCATATCAAGACTTATTTTCTCAGTCTAGTAGCTACACAGCAACGACTACAACAGATGAAAGCTTTATAGATGTATTGGAAGATGCACAACCAAATCAAGTAAGCTACAAGTACTCTAATCAGTCAATAATGAGCAATATCGGTATTAGTGGAAGACACATAAAAGACAAGGGACTTAAAAGAGCTTGGACTATGACTTGGTTACTAGAAGAAACTGATTTTATTAAGCTATTAACTTTCTATAGGAAAAAGAGTGGTATAATGGGAGAGTTTGGAATACCTGATAGGGGTTATGTACCACACGAATATTATACTTTACAGTTATATTTAAGTGGGTTGTATTTAGAGAATGTAGATGATTATATCAATAGTGATTTTTTAATAAATGAATTTTCAGATTTTCCTAACCCAGCCACACACTTATTGGTTGATGATGGTATATACACTAAGATTAATGCTAAATTTATGCAGGACAGCTTCAAATATCAAAGAAGACTTGATGGTTTATATCAATCAACAGCAGATTTTATAGAGGTGAGATAATATGGCAATACGAGGAAGAGATGCTAGAGTAAGATTTAATGGGACAAACCTAGGAAATGTTAAAACTTATAAGCTAGACATTAAGCAGGAGACTTTCAATGTCACTACTTTTGGGAGTTCTTGGAATAAGAAACAAGCAGGAAGAAAGTCTTGGTCAGGACAGTTAGACTGTTATTTTCAAGCAGGAAACAGTGCAGAACAAGTACTGATGAACTCTCTACTGACAGGAGTAGGAATAGATATGGCAGTCCATTTGGGAGCTGAAGGTCTTTACTCAGGGATAGTAAGAATAACAACACTTAACCAATCAAGTGAAGTTAGTGGTGTGGTTAAAGCAACTTTTGACTTCAAGGGTTTAGGCTTTATCTACATAGGCGAGTATATGGAAGATAGCAACAATTATATAGAAGAGGACTACTGGATATAATGAGTAAAACGATAACTAACAATGCAAGAAACAATGATGCTATAGCAATACTTCA